TGGTGTAGGTGTAGGTGGTGTCGTTCATGTAGTAACGACCCTGAGTCACACCTGACGTATGCGTGGTGCTGTCATAGCTCAAATTCACGCCGTCGTACATGCCATTCTGAATAAAGATCATCTGTGGCAACATACGATACACTGAACCTACTCCCAAGAGGTGCAGATGCTTGGATTCTAACTCAATGGGCAACTGAGTAAAGTAAAAGGCCCGCTTGATGTCTTCCAGGCTGCCTTTACCCAGCGCTGCAGCTCCCATGGCGATGCCGCCAATGTGCTTGATGTATTCCTGGGGCAGTTCCTGCTTCACCCCTTCGACCCACTGCATGTAACTGTCATAGTCATTGCCCTGGGTAATCAGCATGGGTCGAGCCACAGTACCTTTTTCCAGGAAGAACTCAATCTGTCGGCGCAGGTTACGACCAGTCTCTCGAGCCGCATCCTGCAACATGGCTCGGTCAAAGCGGCGATTGCTGAGATCCAGACGCTCTGAACGACCATTGTCCAGAGTACGCACAGGAATCACATCAAAACACATGGCTACATCGGAGTTCTTGGCCTGGCTGGCATATACTGCCTCTTTGAGTTCTTCGGTAATGGTATGACCCAGAGTCACCATCTGCAGGCCGCCCGAGTCGGCATGAATGTTATGCACCAGAGGGCGATAATATTCGCCACACCATTCACCCGGTCGCTTTTCGGTATAGGCGTTGTAGAGCAGGCTAATCTTATGCCGATGCTGTCCATTGAGACTGCCAAAAGTATTTTTGAACCATTCAAGGTTCTGGGGCAGCAGACTCTCCTTGTACATCAACTTGAAGTAGCTGGTGCCGCTGGCAACGTATTCAAACATTTAAGATCCTAGAATTTTGATTAGATGCTTGGTCTGAGTGAGGGCATCATCCAAGGCATTATGATATGTTCCTTCGCGTTTTTCAATAGGAATGTCAACTAAATTTTTCATGGTGCGGTAGCAGCGATCGTCCCAGGGCAACCAGGGTCGCTTTTGTCCAATGGCCAAGTAGGCATTTTCCAGGATGACGTTGTCAAACCCTGCACCATTGCCCCAGGTTGGCAAGCTCTTGGTACCATACCAGGCGGTGAACTTATTTAGTGCCACCTCCAGGGTCAGGTTATCAACCAGCAAGGCATCTCTGGCTTCTTTGCTTTGCTTGGCCCACCAGGCCAAGGTGTCTTTGTCAATATGCAAGCCTGCGGCCTTGCAGGTCTGTGCATCGATGGTGCAATAAAAAGTATCGAGGATCTTGTCGTCCTCGAATTTAACTGCTCCAATACTAACTATGGCAGCATTGCTGCGAGTACTGAAAGTCTCCAGGTCAATCATTACGTTTATCATTCAAATTCCTCTTTCATTTCTCGCCAGTAATTTCGTTCTGCCCAATGCACAACACACCAATCGTCAATACATTCTTGATTAGAAAAAGTATCGGCGAAAACATCCTCTCCATACTTCTCCTTCATTTTGGCACTCCAGTAAGGCCAGTACTGGTCAATAATTTCTTTCTCACTCAGAGTCTCCCATACTGTCTCGTTGTGTTCGTTGGGATAGCAGATGGTGTAGTATTTCATTTCATTTGTCGAATAATTCGGACCTGGTCGTTGGGTGCCAGATAACAGCGAGCATGAATCGTTTTACCCATGGTGCTGGGATTATCCATCTGAGTAAATTCCACCAGACCTTTTTCAATCATAGCCTTGGCCAAAAGTACAGCCAATTTTTCTTTGATATACTGACGCTCGCTGCCCGAGATCTGCATGGCTTCTACAGCGGTAAGCGTCAGGGTAGCTCCAATCAACGTACCGCCAATAGCATATTCTTGAACGTTGAGCATGCTATTGTCCACGGCAGCATCAACCCAGGCTGCCGAAGTCATCGGCAACAACCTCCACCCTGAGCCCGGAGCTTTCCAACTACTTCCAGATAGGTTTCGTTGACATACAGGCACAGCGGGTGGTCAAACCAGATCTGCGCTTTGCCGTCCTCACATTCGTAGACATAGGCAACGCGATCGGGATTGATGGCCACACTGTTGCCATCCATGTGAGTCAAGATAATCATTGCGCCTCCGGGATTTCACGATACTTGATGGCACCCTGTTGCAGCAATTCGCTGAGAATCATTTCAGTGCTGCTGCCATATCGACGAGCGTGCTGGATGAACATTTTTGGAATTCCATAGTTCTGGGCCAGCATCTTGTCCCAGCGTTTGCCGCCCCGATACTTGGCCATCTGGCGGCGTTCTTTGCGGTTGGGACGATAATTGGGCTGGCCTTGATCCTGGGGTTCAGGTTCAGCACCTGCGGGTGCATTGTAGTTGCCGCGTTGCAGCAGTGCATAGATCAGGTTGTTCATGATTTTTCCTTATTTCATTTTGGCGACGATATCATAAAACTCTTTTTTCAGGCTCTTGTCGTCCTGAAATACTCCGCGCATGATGGCAGTTGTCATGTCTGACTCATGCTCTTTAACACCCCGATGCGTCATGCAGTGATGCTCGGCCTGGATCAACACTGCCACGCCAGCTGCCTCGGTCTCGGCTTCAATGGCGTCGGCAATCTGCACCGTCATTTCTTCTTGGATTTGTGGTCGGCTGGCGATCCAGTCGGCGATGCGATTGAACTTGCTGAGTCCGATGACGTTTTTACCTGGGTAGACTCCGATATAGGCACGCCCCACGATGTTCTGGAAGTGGTGAGCACACGTTGAACGGATTGTAATAGGTCCAGTGACATAGAGTTGATCATATTGTGTTACATTGGGGAAAGCAGTTACCTTGGGTGCTGGTACATATCGACCTGCAAAGGTCTCCTTGACCATCATTTTTGCTACGCGATGTGCTGTGTCCTGAGTATTGTGATCATTGTCAGTATCAATGATGAGACTTTGGAGCACGGCTTCCATCTTCTTGGCGACTTCTTCGGTGAGTCGATCCAGTTCCTTGGGGCTCTCGATGAACTCTGAAATATTGTCGTTGCTGAAGAATCGTTTTCCGCTGGCCTGAATACGCTCGCGGATCTTGTCAGACATTGCCATGTGTCACTCCTTGTGTGAAATTGTATCTAAGTATATAGTAAAGATTTACTGTGAGTCAATGTTCTTTTTGCGTAGTGTCCAGCTGCCATTTTGGTTGTCGATCCATTCCACAACGTCGCCAACTTGCCAGTTCAGATCAGCAAAAATTTCGTCGGTCAGAGGAAGAAAAACTTCGCCATGTTCATCTTCCTCCAACTGGATTATGGTGGGTTTCATTTACCGATGCTGTTGCCGAACACATAGCAGTGATTGCGGGTCGCAACACTGTAGCCTCGTCGCATGGCTTCCATGGCAATCTTCGCCACCTGAGCATCTTCCTGCTCTTCTTTGGTAGCTCCAACTGGCATGACCCAGACTTCAGGCATCCAGGCTCGACGATCAATGGCAAGCTCGTGATTCATGTGGTTCCAAATACTGCGCACTGCGGTGTCTAGCTCTTGCCAGTTGGCGTCGGTACCATTGCAGACAAACTTCAGGATGCTGCTGCTCTTGGTAAGAACATAGCTCCAGATCACATCGGGTTTGACCACATCTTTTTCGCCAGACACAGTGAACAGTTTAGGACTCATGGCCCAGTGCCAACGACCTGCATAGTCCAGAATATAGTCGGCCAATTCAGGTTTGATGGCCTTGGTGGCATTGGTCTACTGTAACAGTCAGGGGCAGATTGCCCCGACGTTCAAACTCCTGCATGATGGCAATCATGGCGGCCTGATTCATCATGGGCTCACCGCCAGTAAAGCAAAGCTGAGTATCTTGCTGAGTCACTGGATGCAGGAACAATCCATCGGGATTGCTGGGATGCCGCATCTGGTCAGTAATGATGTCGCAGATTTCTTCAACAGTATGATTGTGAACCAATCCTTTGTAGCGGGCACTCCAACTATAACTGCTGTCACAACCATATTCCCAGACTGGGAGCTCTTCCAATTTCTTGATTGCGCTGATGTCAAAGGTCTGATAGGGCAGCACATAGGTGCTGGGATCGGTGGGGTCTTTCTGACCGAATCCGTTGCACTCCAGATTGCAGCCAAAGAAGCGAAGCCAGACGCTGGGTTTACCAGCCAGTTCGGCCTCGCCTTGGAAACTGTAGAAAATTTCCGAGTAACGATAAGTCTTGCTCATTGAGCCTCCTCAAATAGAATACAGCCAGTATATTATAGATCAGTGTTGGGGTCAATAAAAGATTCGTCTTTTTCTCGTTGACGTTGGTTGGCTCGGGTGGCTGCGCTCACGACCTTTTCATACTCGTAGTTATCGGTCTGAGCTTTGAGATACTCCAGGAATTGGTTTTGGAAGTCACCGTTGTCCTGTTCCTGAGTAATGATTTCTGAAATGTCCAGCTGGTCAATGTATCGGAACTTGGTCTGCAGATGTTTCTTTTCCTTGGTGATGCGACGCACGAATGCGTAGAAAGTGATCTGAGTAAAATAGGCAAAAGGATTCTTGGACTTGGCCGGATCGAAGTTGTTGACCACAGCCAGACAGTTTTCTATGGCATCACCTACCATTTCGTCGCGGAATGGGTAACCAATGAAGTTGGCCTTGTAGCTCAGGTGCTCGGCAATTTTGACGAAACACTCGCCCAGGTAGTTGCTGATCTGTGGTAGTTCGGTGCCGGCGGCTCGGGCGGCTATGACTCGGTCTCGATGTTCCAGCAGGGCTGCCAGGAATTTGGCGTTGTCCACGTAGTGGTTGGCGGTCTTGGGTGTTGGTTCAATTTGTTGTTCGTCCATGATGTTCCTCAGTAGTTCATTGTTGACTGTCAGCGGTGTATTGACACTCATTGACAGCCAGCCTATAATCGCGGTGTACCCAGTTAATGAAGATGTTTATTATTGCTTACAATCTTCATGTCTACGACTTCATCATCTTCATTGGTTTCAATCTTCAATTCTTCGGCTTCTTCCAGGTCTTCTTTATCCAACTGTCTGATGTGATCCACAAATTTCTGGTATCGGTTGGCCGCAGCCTCTGACATGGTGGCCACGCTGAAGATATGATCGGCATTGAGTTCCAGTTCTTCATCCATGCTGATGGGGATCAGGGGTGCCATGCTGATGGTCTCTACCAGTTCACCTTCGTCGTCCATGAATTTGAAACTGTTGAATGAAATGGGATCGGATACTTTGACGATGCGAACGTTGACAACGTCCGATGTCTTGAGGTCTTGTTCAACCTTGGCTGCAATGATGTCGCCAGATTTGAGTTTCAGTGCTTTGTAGAATGTCATGGTAAATTCACCTTATTTAAAGAATAGTCAAACTGCTCATCGTTGTAGATTTTGATTCTCTCAGCCATGTGCAGCAGTGTAAAATTTTTCCGGCTCTTATAACTTAAATCGTCACCAATATCGTAGAGTGTACAACGGTCCTTGCTGCCATGCGTTCTAAGACCTCGACCAATGCTTTGCAGGTTTCTGATCTTGCTCTTGCTGGGGCTGGCAAATATGATATTATGCAGGTTACGTATATTTATCCCTGTGGAAAATGTCCCATAGCTGGCAACAATAATAGCGTCATTTTGGGTTTCAGTGATGTGACGAATCTGTTCTCGCTGTGCTGTATCAGTACCACCATGCACAAAAAATACTTGACGTCCTTCAGCGGCTCTGGCTACAATCTCAGCGTGCAAGGCTTTGCCATGCTTCTCCACATACTGGAACAGCACCAGGGTATTGCCCTTCTGCGCCAGAGCCAAGTTACGAATAAACCGATTGCGACCAGCATGCTGAGTCAGGAAGTCCATTTCTTCCTGATAGGTATGACTGCGTACTGCCTTGCGAACTTCTTCGGGATATTGTAACACCACACATTGAATTTTTAAATCGGCCAGCTGCTTGTTGTCAATCAGGTCTTTGGTGGTTGTGACTCTATGCACTGCACCAAACACGCCTTCCAGAATAAGTTTGTTGGTCTGCAGATTATCCAATGTGCCAGTGGTACCAATGCGATAAGGAACGTGCGGCATCTTGTTGAGAATGCCAGTCAGGCTATTGGCCTTGAACAGGTGCGCCTCATCGCCGATGACCACGTCGAAGTCAGCAAAGAAGGCCTTGGGCAACTTGTACAGGCTCTGCCAGGTACTGATGGTAATGGGATAGCCAGTATCTTTTTCGTGACCCGCATAGATTTTATGCACGTTTTCTGCCACACTCCAGCCATTGGCGCTGCTGTAGTCCTTGAAGTCCGCAGTCAACTGTTCGACTAGGCTGGTGGTTGGAACCAGCACCAGGATCTTGCGACCCTGGCTGACATGATAGCGGCAGATGCTGTAGATGATCATGCTCTTGCCCGAACCCGTGGGACTCAGCAGCAGGGTGCGATGTTTGTGAATGCCATGGCTGATGGCATCAATCTGATACTCTCGAGCCTCCAGGCTCTGACCATTGCCGTGCAGATTCAAATCTTTGACAAACTCTCTGACGTCCAGGTAAGCATCTGGCACCCCGGGTGCGGCATCAATCTGTATGGTGTAGTCGTTCTGGGCAGCAAACAACTGCACATAGGGAATCAAGCCAACATAGAGTTCGCGGCTGAACAGATTCAGCAGTCGAATTTTACCATCCCAGAGCTTGGCCTTGTAGGCCGGCATGAAGCGAGCGCCTGGTTGTTCAAAGGTAAAGTAGTCCGACAGTTCCTGCAGGATGCCGACGTCGGCGGTGTTGATCCTGCAGTGAACGTGATCTTTGAACTCTACGTGTATGTCTGCCATTACATGATTCCGTTGCTAAATTTGTACCATTCAATGCTGTTTTTGATATCCCAGGTGCGGCTCTGAATACTTTTTAAGATGCTTTCCAGCTGATAGACAACTGTGCGATAATACTCCAACCTGTCCTGGCAGACCAGCAGTTCTTCGTCGGTGTTCAGGAACTCATCCATTTCATTCTTGATGGGCTTCACGCCCTGATATTGCACCCAGCCCAACTCATCCAGCTCATCGCGGGTCAGTTCACCGCGGAAGTAACGATATTTAGTACGCCGCAGACGCTGATAATCAGCCTCGGCCTTGCGGGCCTGTAGTCGGGCAGTGCTGAGCAGGTTTAGATATTTGGCATGAAGCTGCGGAGTACGACTCGCAGCCTTGCCTAGATTGGTCTCGTCGATGAAACTATCTTGCTTCCAGGCTTCCTGAATTTCATTTAACTTCATGGTTACTCCAAAACGGTCAGTGTGACCATTATAACAAAAACATCAACAAAGGTCAATGAAGTCAAGCATTTACCAGAGATTTTACTTTGAATAGTTTGAAACGGAACGTGGCTGAACCAACAAAATACTCCATGCCCGAGGTGGTGAGATCGTAATCCATGCCGTCCACACTTACAGGGAACAGGTCTTCAAAATTAAATACTGTGGTGGCATTGTTGTTGCTGTCCAGTATGACCAGAGCAGCATCACTGTAGGCTTTGTTGTAGTCACCGTCCCGGAAGATCGACACCTTGTTGTTCATGGCTCGTTGCCAATCAGTACCACCATAGGCACCGCCGACTTCGGTCAACCATTTATATAGTTCCAGATAATTGCTCATGTCTTCATTGACCAGATATCGGATGCTGAGTTCACCAAAGGCAACCTTGTCGCCAGGATGTGGCACATCAACAAACGGAGTATTCTGCATGGCTGTGCCCAGGGTTACCGAGGGCAGCTGTATGCTCTGGCAGGTATAGGTGACATTGGGTGCGCGTTCAATTTGAAATCGGAAGCTGTTGGGCTTGAGATAACTGACCACCGGAGTAAAGTTTCCGGACAGTTTTACGGCGGCATTGATTTCGCTGAGTTCTGACATAGCTGATCCCTGGTTGATATACAGTATTTATCGAGATGAAAAAGGGCACCCGAAGGTGCCCTTGAATTGCTCTCTTACCGGAGCTTACTACTATTACATGAGATTGGTGACCTTAACTCGACGATAGTAGGTGTTGCTGTTTGCGTTCAGGCTAGTGAATGGGTTGGTTACCATGCCATAGCGAGTCTTGAACGCAATCTTTGGTTGGAAGGTGTTCGGATCAACCGCACGAACCATCTGCAGAGGCACGTATGGGCAATAGAACATACCAGCGTCATATGGGCTAGTACCCTTATAACCAACCACGTAGAACTGGTTAGCAACGTTCAGGTTAGCCGAATATGGATCGACGTAGACCTTGATCTTACCGTTCAGCACACCAGCAAAGGTATTGCCGGTATCGTCAACGTTCAGGCTGGTGCTCAGTGCTGGAGTGTAGTCCAGGATACCTGCCATGCTCAGAGCACTTGCAACGTCTGCGGAGCAAACGATGAAGTTACCCTTGCCACGACGTGTTTGCTGAGCAATGTTGTTGGCATCGCGTTCGATTTGGAACAGCAGGCCCTTGAAGCGTTCAACGCTCCAACGTCCGTTGGCATCAACGTCGCAGTCGAAGGTACCGTAGGTTGTGGTCGAACCAGTAGCTGCACCTGGCTTAGCCGCGGTGTAGATGGTACGGATAACTTCACGGTTGATTTCGAACAGGATTTCCTGTGACAGGATGTTCGAAAGTTCGCCTTCAGCTTCCAGACCATGAACTGCCTTCAGGTCTTGCGCCAATTCGACGGTATAGTTAGCCTTCAGGCCACGTGTCTTGGCAGTCACGGTGGTCTTTTCGATGCTAAATGCCATCTGGTTGAAGTCGTAGGTATCGCCCATTTGTTCAGCGTCACCGGTTGCCAGGCCAACACCAGTGGTGTAGGTACCGTCAACTGGGTTGCTACCAACGTGGCTGGTCAGGCTCGAGCCACTGAAGTCGGTGTCGGCTTCGTTGAACAGAGCCTCGGTACCGCCTTGAGTGCTGTAGTTGCTCTTCATGGCGAAGATCAGGCCGGTAGGACCAGTCATTGGCTGAACGCCGCAGACATCGTAAGCCATCAGATTTGGCATGGCTCGGCGAACCAGGCTGATCAGGATTGGATCGTAACCTGCCAGGTTGGCGTTTGGTGAACCATTGACTTGGCCGCTGAAGCCGCCGCCCATGGCGTTAACTGGAGTGGTTTCCCACAGAGCCTGCTTTTCTTCTTGCAGAGCGCGCTCTTGGTTTTCCAGCAGAGTGGTGGTTACCTGACGACGATAAGCGTCTTTGATCTCAGGCAGGTCTGCGTGATTGATCACCGCATCCCATTTGGCTTGAATTTGTTCGTTAAGGTACATTGACATCTCCTAAATTGGTGTTATACCGTTTATTTATAAAATTTTACTTCTTGACCGTTCTAGACAGTGCCTGAACATAGCGGCTCATATTGCCCGACAGTTCTTGACGGGTTGCACTCTGATCCTGAATGCTTTCCTGCAGCATCTTTTCTGGGCTAACAGGTTTGGCTGTGCCAAAATAGCTTTCCTTGATGACGCCGACCTTCTGAACAAACAGGTCTTCGTTGTCAAAGTCCACACCTTCCAGCAGCTTGCCTAGCTTTTCAGCATCAGTAGCAGTAAGGCCTCGGCTAGCTTGCTCGATGATGCGATCACGCTTCAGTGCATCCAGCTCAGCCTTGAGCTCGATGTTGCTCTGCAGTGTCTCATCCAGACGAGCGGCAGCTTCGTCGACCTTGTTGGCCATGTCTTCCAGCACGTCGATACGATCTTCTGGAACTTCAAAGTAGTGTTCTTGGAAAAGATTCTTTAAACCAAGCATGAAGTCTTCGGCCACTTCGGTGCGCAGACCTCGTTCCACAGCAATTTCATTGTCCTGCATCCATTGTTCTACAACATAATTTAGATATGAATCTACCTTTTCTACAAGAGCTTCCTTCATCTCTTCGATTTCCTGAGCAGCCTGTTCAACCAGCTCCTCAGTAATTGCTTCTACTTCGTTGTTGACTCGGGCAATAACAGCAGCTTCGAAAATTGCTGCAGCCTGAGTCTTGAATTCTTCGCTGAGGTTGGTATCAGCACTGAACACACTGGCGATATCCTTGCGGAGTTCTTCCAGGTTCATTTCGATCTTGCGAGCCTGAGGTGGGTCGATGTCGTCCAGATCTTCTTCGCTGATCAGGTCTTCGTCTTCCAGGTCGGCATCTTCTTTGAAAGGAATCTGACCTTCGCCAGGATTGGTTGGTGTCTCGAAGGTATCGCTACCTTGCGATGCTTTACCAGCGCCGGCCTTGACAGCCGCATCACGGCTATTGCCCTGACGTGCCTGAGGCTCGCTGTTGCCTTTACGCAGGCTCGAGTCTGGTGTATTGCTGTTTTGCGAATGAGGATCAACCTGATTTACATCAGCGTCCTTGCTGTCGCCTTGTTTTTGCTTGGCCTCGGCGCCGCCTTTTTTCAGGCTGCTGTCCTCGGCATTGATGGCTGCACCGGTGTGTGGATCGATCACGGTGTAGTCAGCGGTCTTGCTGTCGCCCTGCATGTGGGCATTCATACCTTCACCGTCGCCTTGCTTGCCAGCAGCGGCTTCGTTCAGAGCTTTGGCTTTTTTACTTTCCATGAGCTCTCGAATTTTGTTTTCTAATGACATGTTTATCTCCTAAGAACAGGTTCTAATATTTATATAACCGTTAGTTTGTAAGGCGTTGCATAAAATCTTGGAAGGCTCGAATTTTTGCCTCATTTAAGTCACTGCTGGACGCCTTTTTAATGTAGTCACGAGTGCGTTCAAAATCGCGCTCAACGAAACGGCCCTCAACCAAAACCCATTCCTTGCCTTCCATGATGCCACGAACAAAGGCATCGGGGGCACTGGGGTCAGCGACAATATCTCCGGCAGTAGCCAGATAAAAATCGTCTTGAACTTCATTGACACCTTCTTTGTTCAGCACCAGGCTGCCCATGCCGCGGCTGCTAACGCCCAGCTGAGCACCTTCGTCAATGAGGTTCTTCACAATACGTCCCATGGGTGTTTCTGTCATGATCTTGGCTCGACCAATATAATCATTGCCATTTTCTTTGAGGCTGGTGATCATATGGCTGACACGGTCTAGATTGATGCTGGGGCCATCAGGGTGTCCCAGTTCACCAAAGGCTCGTTTAGTTTCAACATATTCTTTGATGTAGCGATTGACTTCTCGCTCCATGATATGTTTACGATAAACTCGGCCATTGCGATTCTTTACTTCGGTCTGCAGGAAAGGTCCTTCAATGTAGTAGGCCTTGCCGCCGTCTTCTTTTTTCTCGGTCAGGTAGTTGACTTCCTGAATTGTTTCAGTAATGAGCTTCATTGATTATACTCCAACGTTGGTGTTAGGTGGAATGAAGCCAGAGTTCTTTCTGAGATCCAGCACAATGGTGCCTGGCACATTGAAGGTAACCAGGATGCCAGTGGTGTTTTGAATCTCCAGCGCCGGCAGCATGTTGCTGCTGGGGTAGTCGCTGACACCAAACATGGTCAGCACCGATGAACCGCCTCGGGTGATATTGATGCTGGTAGTAGCGTCCTGAGCATTGCAGTATACACTGGCAATGGCAACCTTGAGAACATTGCTGGTGCTGCTGGTTTCATCGGCATTCAGCAGATCTGTTAGTGCAATGGCAGTGCTGTCTCCAGCTGCGCCAACAATGTGAACTACAGCCTTCTGTCGGTCGTTTTTAATAATTGTTTTCTGAATGGCCATTATTCATCCTCGTCCATGAGTAGTTCTTCAAAGCTCTCATTGGCTTTGATCTTCTTGGCAATCTCGTGACCTTTCATGATTACCTTTTTAGGTAGGTCCTTGGCCTCGCCAGGACCATAACCATACTTTTTCTTGGCTGCGGCCATGCCAATGGCATAGGGATTCATCATGGTGGCTTCTCTGATCTGTCTAAACGTCGGCATTTAAATTCCCCAGTTGCTGCGCTACTTCCTGTTTGCGCTGATCTAGAGCATCCACAATCTTAACGCTGAGGATGTCGTTGAAATATTCCTGTGCCTGTGCTGGTTGATCGCTCTCGATGCTGTCCAGCATGGCTTTGATTAAATCGTTCATAGTTTAAGTCTCCGTAAGTCCAGAATATTATTTATCGCGTCAGATTCACCTATGGGTCTGATCTCGCCGGTATCGGGACCTGGGTTCTGCTGTGCTGGCTGGCCTTGAACTTCGCGACTCAGTCCAGCGGCCTGCATGGCTCCAGGTTGGTTGGCGTCTTGCTGAGCTTGCAATTGTTGCTGTAGCTCGGTGTCGTTTTCGATTTCCTGCTTCATCTTGTCAACTTCTTCTTCGGTCATGCGCAGGATTTTGTCGAACACAAACTCTCGGCTGAAGTAGGTTCCCACATAGGGAGTGACCTGATTGAGCAGGTCTACACGATTACGCAGCACCTCG